CTAAGACACTGCTGAGTTAAAGCAGCTGCGAAACCTTTCGCATTAAGAGTCGATGTTATTGTGGTTCTTTGGATACCAAAACCACGAAGGGCAGCTCATTTATCGTTTCGAGCTTAACAGGTTACAAACCTAACCAGGCCATGCCAGAGGAGAGGAACTCCTCAACAGCATCTTCAGCGTGAGACAGGACAACTTTCCCAGCTCTTGCTGCACCACCTTCAATAATAGAACCCATTTTCGACATAACTGTCGTAGACGCTGCTATAGTCTGCGGGGCAGACGGCGCGTCAGGGCGGATAAATTGATGCAAACCAACATTCGCTTCTTTCAGCTGAATCTCAACATTGTAATAGAATTCAATGTCAATAGTAGTGGCGGCAACGCCAGTATTACTAACTTCGACTTTAATTACATCCCAACCAACACCAGGCAGAGTGGTTGTTGTGTTTTGAGCAGTAAACATTTTGGATGACCCACCAGAGGGTTTACCAATGACTGAAATTTCTGTTCCAGCACAGATAGGGTAAGAGGTTAACTCAGACCCAGTCTCTTGCATGGCAGCCTCAACTGAGCTAACAGGAGGCATAGAAGACATCTTAGAAATGGTAATCATACCTTGGGCAGTTAAAGCAGGCAACGTATTGCGTACTATAATGCCCCAGGATACAATCCTAAACATTTGAGCGTAAGCTGAAAAGTTGGCAACGTTTCCTCCGACGTTACTATAAACACTAAGCATGGTAAAATTACCAGCAGCGTAAGAAGTAGCATCAAGGAACCCGTATGGTAAGTTGGCTCCACAATAAGTTATAGAGCCAGTTGCACCAGTTATGCCACCAGGGGAATAATGGGCCCTCACTTGAAAAGCGAGTGTTCCACCGCCTTGTCCATCAGGAAGCTTGGCATTCTTTGCGTGATAGCAAAATGGGTCTGTAATAGAACAGATACCCTCATGAATGTTCTTCTTCCTAGCAGGTTCCAACCTCAATTTAGGAGGCTTCTTCATAGAAGGAGCCAAACCAGACTTATTGACTGGTACAGGAGGAGTTTTATTCTTCTTCTGTTTGCTTCTGGGCGCTTTCACGGCAGCACCCTTGCCTTTTCCTGATCTCTTACGCGCCATTATCTCTAAAGATATTTCCGTCTTCAGAATCAGTCAGACGGTCCTCGACGTTCACAATTGAAAGAAGAAACTCCTCCAACTCCCCCCAAAGAGGGAATGTGTGATTAACAAACACAAATTGATCCCATAACTCATCCGTTATGGTTGAGTTAGACAGTAATCTGATAACTGACTTAAGGATTGACTCAGGGTGATGTGAACCAGGGATGATGGTTTGCGAGCAAAAGCTCAAAGTTTCGCCTCTAGACTCTTTAAAGTCTGTAACGACAAAACCAAGCCAATTATACTCACTAACCCAGATATCTTGAGTAGCTTCATCAGGCAAGGACTCAACGCAGTCATCGCCATTAGCTATCGCAGGAACATATTTCTCTAGACCTCTAAGGTTCCACACTAGAGTAGGGAGAAAAGCTCTAACGAAGGTGTCTATCTGAGCTGTCTCATAACGACCAGACTGCATCCAAGATATATTTGCATGTACAACGACACCATCGGAGCAAACAAGAATCTTTGACCTCCGTTCGAGATCGTGTTCAACGAAGAGAAGCTTCATCAACGGATTGACGACTTCACCAAGTGCGATCTCATGAGGCCAAAGGTTGAAGTATCTCTTAAACCTTAACATAAAAGCAACATCAAAATGCATCGGAGCAATACAGTACTCAAACCCTTGCAGGTCTGAAGAAGCCATTCTTCTGAAACCATGTTGCATAGAGCGAGACACAAAATTACACCGCATGGACTCTACTAATTCGCGACTAGTCAAGTCAATGCCAATCGTAGAGAAGCTGCAAGGCCAGTAGGGGACGCAATCAACGAAATCCTTCATCGATATAATCCTCTCAAGAATTGAGTCTACAACGGAATAGGAGTTTATTAATCTCCCTTTCTTATTAGTTCTAGTTGGTTCATTCTTAATGAAAACCCGAACAGGACTAGCAACATTGGTCTCAACTCTGCTTAAGGCAGCTTTATAAGGATACTCGTCTGGACCTTCATCAATTTCACCGTAGATTGAATTCGGCGAAAGATTGTTAAAGTATAACAAACGAGCATTTAGCATTTCCTCAACTCGGAACCTCAGCATTTCAGGATTCTCATCTCTTAAAAGAGCATTGACTGGGTAATAATACAACAAGTCAACTCCGGGAGAAGAAGACCCTTTGAGGGACTTCAATATCTCTGACCAGAATGAATCACTAATGTGCCAAGATCCACCATCAAAGTAAAGTGGGGTGTAAATCTTTGCTGGAGGCATTTGCATGAGCATATAGTCTCCAAAACGGACAACAACATTCCTAATGAACTGCAACTCACCGCTAGAATAACTTCTGCGGCTGGCAGCAGCCCTGTTGAAATAAAATCTTAGACTTTCTCTTTCCGAGTGTCCGTCTTTTCTTGGGAACCTGAAACCATCGTACCCTCTAAGGTACTCGAGGAGTTCTTGCGAGAGCGGGAACGGTTTCTCTTCTTCTTCGCTTTCACGATTGATTCGGCCCCGTTCACTTTCTCCAAAGTCTTTGTCAGCAACTGAATGCTCTCCAATAATGGATCGCTCGACTGCGGCTTTAAACTTTCTGTAGTTCCTAGATTCAGGTTTTGGCTTACTTGAGGTGACTCTTTCAGCCTGTCCAACATAACGGAGGAGCTTGCATTCTTCATCAATGACTTGCTCACCATAAGGGAACTCTCTCCAACCGGTAACATCCGAGTCGGTGATAAAGTTCTCTCCATCATGTTTGGACTGAGCTTGTTTTGTATTAGCGACTGCTCTGGCCGCTCCACGCCTTTTAAACCCTTCTTCGGTCTAAAATCAGCTGGTTTCTCATCCTCAAATTTGAGGCTTCGGGATAATACGGACTCACCGTACGAGAAACTGTTCCTTCTTTGCAACTTAGTTGATTCGCCTATCCAAGTTTTACCTTTCTTAGTACGAACCCAACCGCTCTTTCCATAACGGTAGTTTTGCGAGAACTCATCAGCAGACAAACGCTTGTACTCATTGGCAACAGCCTTTCTATCAACCTCTTCCAACTCCGACTCTGGAACATCATTCCAGATGGCGTTTCTACCTTCCTTATCAAAAGCCCTTTGACGCTTTGCAGCATTGGAGAGATCAACGTTACGTTGAAACTCTTCATCAGCATCGGACTGTGCATCATTGCTAGAAGATGAATAATATTCACCTTTCAGTTTAGGCACATTTGGGTCGTCCATTACTTCGAAAATCGAAACAAAACGGTTACGACCGTCCATCACACCTAAATGCATTCCGACAACAACTTGTTGCTTATTAACATACTGAATAATCGGGCTACCAGAAAAACCTGGCTGAGAAGAAATCTCATGATAAAAGACCGAGTTAAAAGGCGAATCTTGCAAAAGCGTGCCATCGGCATAAACGCCATTCTCTGAACCTTCATGGCTGGCATTGATCCAACCACGACGATTAAAGAGAGGCGAGCCTACTTTGGGCAACGCTACTGCTAGCTTCGACATATTATTAACTCCAAGTCTGTAAACAATGAAATCAGACAAAGTTTCGATAGATGATCTAACAACCTTGTCTTCTTCCCACTTAAAGGATAGGGAGAGGCGAGAGGCTGACTTCAACACAAAGCCTTCTCTCATGAAGGCAGCAACATGGAAAGGGAAAACAACACAATCATTCGACACGCGAAAAGCGTGACCGAAGAAAGTAGTCTTTCCTATGGGATCGTCTGCATAAACACGCAAGACGAAATTGGCATGTGCCGCCCCAGTAGCTCTAACGACGCTACCACCTCGCAAAGCTTCTCCAACCAATCCATCAAACTGGTGAGAAACTAAGTCTCGTGCCACACCTGCAACAAAAGCCCCTTTCTCTAAGGGGACCGATGGGGGCTCAGGGACCATGGGCCAAAGGCTTTTGATCACATTGTACCAAGCCTCATGTAACATGAGGCTGGGAAATCCGGTTACACCGTATTTCTCATGTACTGTTTTGAGTCCCCACCCGGCTACTAGCATAGCTACATAGTTTCGGTGTGACGACTGCATCGCTAGAGCTGACGGTGCAGTTGATATTAGTCTGCAAGTGTTAAGAAACACTTTAAGTAAAGCAAGAGTGGCTTTTAAGACCAAATCCCGTGCCTCATCTAAAGACTGTTTGAGCTCAGACATCGCAAACACTGGGTCTGCGATGTTAGGCAACCTCTTCTTGAATTGTTCATTCACGAAGTCACGTGCATTTTCAACAGACCCTACGGCCCTGACTGCACTCTCAAAGTTATTGATAATAGTTTTGCTCTTATT